CCGATAGAGAACAAGTAGTGTGTGAGTCACTAGCGATAGTGACACGTTATCCGTAACGTATCGGGATCGGAATCCCGTCTCAAAACGGATCAGCACTCGCAGTGTCTCGTGCTGGTTCTTTCTAGAAGGAGAGTCGTCGTATATGAGTCAATTTAAGATTCGCAAAAGATTTCGCGGTGCACCCCGGCCTAAGGCTAAGGTGCGTATCGGTAGTTTCGAAAAACTACAGGGTCCTGTTGGAAACCAGAAGTGGAATCCATCAAGTGCTCCTGTAGTTGAGGTTACTATCGATTCTCCCTATCGTATGATTGAGATGTGCCAGGATCAAACAAATCCTGGGCCTCCCTTTCGTACTGGGGGACCGTTTGCGAAGTTAGTTGTGAATCTTTTCGATACCGATGTTTGGACTCCCGATCCTCCGCATCAGACGTTAACTACTATCTCAGATAGTGAGGGAACGTCCTTTCGGAGGTATGTGGGCGCGGTTGCCCCACTTTGGGATTTAGATCCAGATGCGTCTAAGTACGTCAGCGATGACGCTATTCGGACGCTTGTTTTAACGTCTGGATCCGGTTATATTCCAAACATTGACTCATGGAGTTGCAAGGTCGATAAAGCTCTTCGACCAAAGTTGGAGAAGGCGTCTTTAGGGGTCGCGATAGCAGAATTGAGGGATCTCCCTCATATGCTGCATCAGACCTCGAAAGGCTTCCATGAAGCCTGGCAGGCTTTAGGAGGCCATAAGACTAACCCTCTTCAGATTCCGAAGAAGGTTTCTGAAGATTTCCTCAACTTCCAGTTCGGCTGGTTTCCCTTTATTAAGGATGTTAACGACATGTTAGACGTTACATTCTTCGGTCAACAATACATTGACGACCTTTCGGCTCGTAACAATGTTTGGGACCATAGGGCTGCAACTCTTGCACAAACAGAGGAAGATGTCTTGCTGTCAAGTGGGAGTGGTTGGCATGTTTATCCTGCCAATTCATTTCTCATCCAAACAGCTTGTACAAACTTTCCTGGTAGTAGTTCGAATGGCCGTTATAGCTTAAGGCGTCGTACAAGTACGAAAACCTGGGCTACTGGCGACTATAAGTTCTACCAACCCGAATTTGATCGTTCCCTGCTTGACAATGGTACCAGTTGGCACCAACTCAAGCGGTATCTAATACTATACGGGATCCGATTGAATCCGTCTGTTTTGTATAAGGCTACTCCTTGGTCATGGCTCGTCGACTGGTTCTCTAACGTCGGTGACGTCGTAGATGGCGTTACTGCTGCCGCAGAGGACGGAGTTGTGTCCAAGAATTTGTTTACAATGCAGCATCGTACCATAGACCTTGTTCTTCAACAAGAGATCAACTGGGCGGATGGTGCACGCACGTATGAGTTTCACAGGCCTCAAGTCTGTAAACAACGTGTGACGACAGATAATCCTTTTGGGTTTTGCCTGTCTGCCAATCTTACCGGCAGACAATTAGCTATCCTTGCTGCGCTTGGTCTTACTAAGCGGAGCTTGGTTTCTACCCATTAGAATTCAACCTTCTCTGTGCCTGAGGGCGCACAGGGGAGCACGATGGGTTTAACCCCCTCTTCAGTTTTGGAGGTCAACCGTTTATGCTTTCAGATCCACAAACAGTCACTATTAACGCTGTTGCCAAGTCTCTTCCGAAGACGACAATAAGTGGCACTTCGGCCATTTATCAATCGTCAGATGGTGTTTGGACTTTGACCGTCTCACATCAAGTGAGTAAAGGTCGGATCCGCACCATGGCGAGACTTGATCAGAGGGCCATCGTTCCGGATCCGCTTACCGCGGTGAACGACTTTGAAACTCTGACTGATTATCACGTGATCGACCGACCGGATGTCGGCTTTTCCGTGACTCAGGTTCAGCAACAGGTTGCCGGCTTAAATGCCTGGCTTGACGCCACTATGGTTAGCAAGCTTTACGGGAAGGAGTCGTAGAGATATGACAACTTCCAGTAAACCAAGTAAACCGCAGAAGGTCTCAAAGAAGATCTTCTCTTTGATCAAAGCCCTAGATGTTTTCATGGACTCTGATCTTGTACCGCCGAAGGTGAATAAAGCAATTTCTTCATCCCGGACGGTCGCTGCGCTGGCTGAAAACCTTTGGGAGGTCTTCCACCAGGAAGATGCTGCCGAGGCAAAAGTCAAACTTGTCCGGAATGCTTCTAAGCAAGCCGGAAAAGCGCAAGCTTGAGGGGCCCCTTTCGGGGTTCGCCCCGAGATCCCCCTTTGCGACGTCAATTAGTTTTAGACTGTTTGCAGTTCCTATACAGGATCTGCGATGAAAGCTACGCGGCTTGATGTTTTCCTCCTTGGTAGGGAGGTAGCATGAAAAGCAACGTAAGTGACTTTCTAAAGCTGGCTGAACGAGTCTATAGAGACTCAAGCAGCATGTGTCTCGCTAATGTCTCTGATTTTCGTGATCTAAAGACAATACGATCACGAGTCAAGAATGAAGGGATCTCGTTTCTTACGATTTCCCTACCGGCCTTTGCACGAGATTTTGAAAAATCTCTCGCGCAGGGCTTTATTGACTCAACATCCTTCCTTAATTTCCGGAAGAATGGGTGCATCCCTGCATTTCTTAAGGGGATGACCAGTCTCATTTTTGACGTAGAGACAGGAGCTATTAGAGATGAAGACCCTTCAAGTATTGATAAACATTCTACCATTGTTGATTGCGTTAGGCAGATATGTCTCGCTTTCAAGAAGGTCGAAATACCTTGCTCTCCCGCGAGGGAGGCCAAGGCACTTGAGAACTTCATCTCCATTGAGCAGTCCTTTTCGAACTTCGAACTCCGACCTGAGCAAACAGAGGAATTTCTTTCTGTTTGCTCTGTGCTTTGGTCTGATATGTTACGGATGTTATCTTGTAACATGTTTCGCCCTCGGCACGGCCCCGGAGCTACCGCCGATCATAGATCTGGAAATCAGAAATATGTTTGGAGGAATTGGCATGAACGTCTCGAGCCTTACTTCCCCATAATCGACAACGGGTATCAAATATCCGCTGTTGAGGATGGGATGCTCGAGGATGTCACGTTCGATACGCCAGAACTTGAACAGCCGGTGAAGGTTGTTCTTGTTCCGAAGACTCTTAAAGGTCCAAGAGTTATTGCCGAAGAACCCTGTTGCATGCAGTATGTGCAGCAAGGGATTCGCGATGTTCTCTATGATTTACTTGAGAACAAAAATCGATTTACATCTGGTCACATTAATTTTCGTGACCAAACCGTGAATCAGTCTTTGGCTCTAGCTTCATCGAGTGATGGTCGATTAGCAACGATCGATCTTAGTGACGCGAGTGATCGAGTTCCATACGACCTTGCGCTGCTAATGTTTCAGTCAAATCCCGAAGTAATGGAGGCGATTGATTCCTGTCGCTCCTTGAGAGCAGTTTTGCCTAGTGGCCAGGTTATCGGTCCTCTTCGCAAATTTGCTTCTATGGGTAGTGCTCTTTGCTTCCCTGTAGAGGCTATGTATTTCTACACTTGTTGTGTAGTGTCTCTACTTAGGTCGCATAAGCTTCCTGTAACGCCACGAAACGTTCTAAACGTTAGTCGCGACGTTTATGTCTATGGGGATGACATACTTGTTCCCACTGACTTTGCGAGCTCTGTTCTTGATTGCCTGCAAGAATACAATTGCAAGGTAAATGCCAATAAGACATTCCTGTCAGGAAACTTTCGGGAAAGTTGTGGCGTTGATGCGTACCGCGGGGTCGAGGTAACACCGATCTACGTTGGCACAACTCAACCTAAGAACAGGCAGCAAGTTCATGAACTGATATCTTGGATTTCTCTTGGAAACCTCTTCTACCAGAAGGGTTTCTGGAGATCTGCTTCTCACGTTTTTGATTGTGTGGAAGCGGTACTAGGGCCCTTGCCCTATGTATCTGATACCAGTAGTGGACTTGGTCGTGTCTCCTTTCTAGGTTATCGTTCTGTCCAAAGATGGAACGATCGCCTACATCGCTTTGAAGTAAAAGCGTATGTTGTGAAACAATTGTATCGCACTGATACAATTGAGGGGCACGCTGCCCTGATGAAAAGCTTCCTATCTTTGTCTCATCCTTTAATAGATGAGGCTGAGAGGGATCCTCTACATCTAGAGCGATCTGCGCGGCGCGGAGCCGTTGCACTTCAACTCCGCTGGACCCCCGCCACATAGGCGGGGAGGGGGGCTAATGCCCTGGAGGGATCCAC